TTATGGTAGTTAGACGTTTCATAACAAACCTTAATACCCTATTTTATTAAGTACCCTCACTGCATATGGTGAGGGTATTTTTTTTCAAATACTCATATGTTCTGTTTTATTGCTTAATTAAAAATTATTAGTAAATATATAGAAAGGTTAGCAGTACTAACCCACTATAGGATTTACGAAATGATAAGAATGGAATTTAACACCTACGATGATGGGACATACTACTTCCTGTATGTTACAGAGGAAGTACGTATTGAAACGAATGGTATTGATGGCTTGCAGATTGAAACCCGCGATTCGAGGGTAAGAGATTTAGGTGATCCGTTCCAGTACTTAACACTGCGAGAACGAAAAGATGATTACTTTAATGAAGCAATTATAAATCCGTATATTGAAGTTGTGATAAAAGCTGTTGAAATACTTGTTTTTCTTTTGACTTTAGCTGATTAAAAAAATGCCCCGTTGAGAGGCACAAGGTGATTATTTTATAACTTCGAGAAATTCAGTTATTGGTTTGTTATCATCATAAATCGATTTAACAAAATCCTGTAAGCTATGGTTTAATTCGATAGCTTCAAGTTGTATATCAATAATTTCTTTTGCTGTTAAACGTATAGCTTCTTCATCAGCATACATGAGCATTGGAACTTCAGAGGCTGCCAGTTCAAATTGAGTTTGTAGTCGATTGTAACTATCTGCAATATTTTTTATATTGTTCATTATATTGACTGTATAAGGCGTGATTTTATAGTTATACCTTTGGATTGCCTTTGATCTATTTTGTATTGAATATGATAAGTTGAAAAATTCGATAAGCAAATTTTCAATTTTATCTAAAGTTTCGCCTATATCTTTTGGCAATTCCTTTTTATCGTTTAAACAGTTTTTTAGCGTTTTGCTTGTATGAACAATATAGCTTTTATATTGATTACTCAGTGATGACAACTTTCGTAAGTCTTCATATATTGCTTCTTCAATAACTTTAGAAACTATATCGTAATGTTTTTGAGACAGCCATTCGGGGGCTTTTCTATATGCGGCATAAGCGACACCCAAAGTACCCAATGTTGATAAAGAACTGATCCAATCGGTAAAACTACCCCATTCGAAGTTATTACTTCCAAAAAAAAGTGCTTTCAAGATGACACAAATCAAAAGTAATGAAAGAATCAATACAACAGCAAGTATTGTTTGGTTTAGATTTTTATATTCCATTTACTTGTTTCCGGCATGATAGTGAATCTTGAGTTAGTACTTTACCATTACAGCCACAATCAAGTACACTCTGAACATCACGCCCACCCACTATGGGTAGGTTTGTTTAAGGTGTGGGTGTGGCGTGAAACTTCATAACTTTTGTGGAGCATCAACCAATTACTCCTGATCTGTAGATTATCACTCGCCAAAACAGTTACTTCACCTTAAAGAAGGTTATAAATTTCTGCTTTTTGAATAGATTGTAGGCACTCTCTGAAGCAGCCAAACTTTCCAAATATTCCTTATAGTGTTGATTGAAATTTTTTCTACTTAACTCAAAGCCTCGTTGGTTATTGTTGACGCATTCAAGAATGCTTGATTGGACTGATATAAAAGCGTTGCAAGCAGATGCATTAACTTCTCTGAGCGATTTAGTGACTCCGAGGATAATATTTTTGTTTTCAACTTTAATTGACCATCTTTCCATAAGATCCAATTCTTTTACTAAATTGTCAATTTTTGATATAAATTCTCTGTGTTTATTTTCTGACAATTCAAATTCTTGAGCTTTTTTTAAATCGGGTTTTTTTAGACCACTATTCAATTCATTAAGATAATTAAGGACTGGATAAAGTTCTTCTATGGTTTTATATGTTGAGTTATATAGACAATCAGTTGTAGATAAAATTTCCTCCGCTTTATCAAAACCCTTAGTATGAGATCTTTGAGAGAACCATTGTTTAGCATTAAACGCGGCATATGCAGCAGCACCAGCCATTACCCAATCCGCTATTGTCCCAGTTACTTCATACCAAGCCATAAGTCACCTCAATCAGTAAATAGTTCGCTATAGTGCTTTATTATGTTGTTATGTGAGGCTCGAACAGTTCTATACTTTTCACTTATCCTCATGTCGAAATCAAAACAAACAGGTAGTTTTACAAAAATTTCTTCAGATCCAACAGATAATGCATCACTTATTGTGTATGTTAAAGATAAATGTGACTCTATTATTTCAATGAAATGGCGTCCATTAATAGGCTGCAATCCCCAAAGATCCATCCTTTCCATCGCTGTACGTAAATTGATTATATTTTTTCTATATGTTGCTTCTCTTTGCAAAAGCTCTTCCCAGAGCAGCCTGAATTTAGCTTCATCATGTTGCTCATCAGGTTCTGTATTAATCAATTGTTTAACATCACTGTGCAAGTAAAAAGATTCCTGTTGTAACTTACAGAATTGATCAATAAGTTCATCTGCGAATTTAAATTTTCGCTCATTAAGTTTAGGTGAAAGCCAATCTTTTGCATTTGCAGCAGCATACACAGCTACCATTGCCATTACTGCATTACAGGCAGCACTAATCAGATCTGAACCATTGCCCCAATCCATGAATCACTTCCCGATAAAATCTTTTGTATTGTATGTACCACAACATTGTTTAAGGTGCTATCAAAACGGTAATTCACCCTGCATATCACAGAATGCATCATCCTTATCATGTGCCTCTAACATAGCTTGTTGTGCGTAGAACCAACTACTGACAGCAAAGATATCCACTGGCTGAGCTACCTCAAGCATAAAGTAGTATGCGTTACTTGAAGCCACACCGAACCAGTACAAGCGAGTACCATCCTCATGAGGTGTTGTCTCGAACAAGACACATTGCCCGTCTTCAATACGTTCCAGGTATCCGCCAGGATGAACAACTACTATCCGTTGTCCGCACTGCCAAAACATTTGAACACCCTTTCTAACGCTTGGATCAAACAGATTCTTATTACCCATTTTCCTATCCTCCGATGAGATCACGACACTGTAAATTTATACAGTGGTTTGGTGTTGATCAATACGAATCGCTAAAAATCACATAAAAATGATCATTTTCAATAGGTTAAGTGATGTTATTTGGCAGGGTAGCTCTATCATTGATATCTAAAAATGATCAATAATTGATCATCTATCATTTTTAGAGATAAGCACGGATGATCACCAAAACCTTCATTGCGGAACCAATAATTACTCCGGCAGGCCAGCTTGTGGGATGCGAACTGCTAACACGCTTTCACCGTGAAGACCTTCCAGTACTGAACAGTAAGTACTTCATCATGGCTATGATGGTTGAAGGGAAGAAGGAACTACTGAAACAACAATTAGAGGCCATTGAGGTTCATGCGTCCTGGTTCAGAGAGCACCGGCTTTTCTGTACCGTTAACGTTGATACCGAACAGGCACGGTTATGTGTCTTTGACAGGGATATTATCCAGCTATTGGATAAGATGGATTTCATCAGGCTTGAGATCTCAGAGAACTTTGAAGGGCTTGAAATGGGTATTGAACATCCGATACTCAGAACAATGTTAAACGTTGGCTATCGTTTGTTCCTTGATGATCTTGGTTCCGGTAGTAGTAACGTAAAGGCGTTAATTACTGGCTGCTATGAGGCGGTAAAACTTGATAGAGCGTTCTACCGTCAGGAAGTACAGAAACCCACATTCAACGTACTGATGAAGAACATCATGAATTACTGCCCGTATGTGATCGTTGAGGGAGTAGAGCAGCGACAAGAACTACCAGTACTACGCGATGCTGGAGTAACAGCGGTTCAAGGCTATCTATATAGGTCAGTTAATTTTCTAAAGGTAGATACTTTAATTTAAACTAAGGCCACTTTTTAAGTAGCCTTAAAATGTATCAATTTTACTTGTTGCTTGGGTAGCTGACGCAGGTATGACCAGAACTCATCAAAGTCATCTGGTTGCCTTCAAGAGGAACAAAAGGAAAAGAAACATATTTGAAATTACTGGAAGTCATGTTGAAGTACAGCTTCTTATCATTCACCGTGAGTTGTGTTGCGTGTGCTGGGAATGTACCTTCACCAGCTTGTGTTACTAAAAAAGCCATTGGGTAGAAATGTAGGCATGAACAAACACAGTTATGACCGTTATTAAAGAAGCCAACAGTTTGGGCTGTTATTTGCAGCTTGTGAGGATAAAACCAATAGTAAAAGTCGTGAGTAGCGTGTATGTCCTCATTTTTACCAAGAACAAATTGTTTTAAAGGGGTGTAGAAAGGTGAATCAACAGGTGGGTTTAGGCAATCTGTTACTGAAGTAGCTGCAAGCAAATGGCCTACCATTGCTCGTGTAAATGCAACAACATCTGCCTTGAAAGAAATCATGTTCAAAGGAAATGGTGTACCCTTAAAATAATGATTTAGTAGTAATGTAAATTCTTTTGTTACTTTACCAATCTCATTATCAAGCGAGCCTAATAGGTCGTTATTGCATTTGATACATATGGTTTTAAAAGTTGTACCTATTTTAGCATCAAGAGGGCGAACTTCACTAAGTGAAAAATATTCTACAACAGACTTCTGAAGCATTTTCTCAGGCTTACATGCACTCTTAGGCGGTACGTGATCTCTGGTGAGTCTCCCAAAATTTCCGCATATATTGCAGTAACCCTCATCAATTCTTACATGTTTAAGTCTTTCTGTAATTTTACTCATGCTTTCTTATCATTCATGACAATTAGAAAGAATATAAATTTAATCGAATAAATAATCAAGTATAAAAAAGGTTCTCCCTGAACTATCCAAAGACCGCGTAGTTTCGCCGCACCCTTTGAATAAAATATATGATGTTTTGAACCTAATTCATTCACAATATGAGGAAATATGACGTACTTACAATTAGCAAAAATCTACGGATACGATCCTGCAACAGTTAGCCGTGATTGGAAAGCAAAAGGTTTAGATATAGAAGGAACAGACGATGAGATCTATCAATGGGTACAAGATAATGTACTAACACCATTGAGAGGGCAAACAGATTTAAAAGAAGAAACTCAGCGTGAACAATTACGATTAGCAAAAGCTAAAGCAGACATTGAAGAAATGGAAGTTGATCTAAAAAGAAAAAACTTAGTAGAAGTGGATTATGTAACTGACTCACTTTCAAGTTACTTACTTCAACTAAAGAACATGTTGCGTAGTATTCCAAACACAACTTATGTAGAACTCTTTGCAAGTGAAGATGCAAACCAATTGAGGGAAACGCTAAAAGATAAAATTGATGAAGTACTCAGAGATATTGGAAATTATGAGTACGAGGAAGATGAATATGAAAATGGATTTTCAGAATCAGAAGAAGCTAATAAAGATATTGAACCAGGCGGTGAAGAACATACTACCGCCAGAGAAGATCAAACCGAGTGAATGGGTAGAGAAGAATCTTAAATTCTGCGATGGTGAGTTACAAGGCTCACCAATGCGTTTGTACGAATTTCAGAAACAACCGTTAGATTCAATTATAGAACCAGGGGTACGCAAGGTAGTACTAATGAGTTCCGCACAGTTACTAAAAACAACAATAGTTACTGGTGCATCCCTTTACTTTCTTCAACATGATCCATCAAACATGGTAATTGCTGGTACAACAGCAAACACAGTGAAGAAGTATAAGAATGGTAAGTACGATCCAACTATCCAGCTAACACCATCACTCGCAAAGCTAATCACGAGCAAATCAGACAAGACCAAAACTAACGATGCAACCACGCAGGAAACTACCGTGGGTACTTTCAACTATTTCGTTAGTTTCTCAAGCCCAAGTACCCTACGTGGCCTCACGGCTAAGCGTGTTTTCTGTGATGAGATTTCAGGGGTAGATACCGAGGGTCATGAAGGGAACCCCATAGCCCTTGTATCACAGCGTTGTGAGTCTTTCCGTGACTCATTAATCATGATGTGCTCTACGCCGTTAGTACCTGATGATCCCATATGCCAGGAATTTGCTATGAGCGATCAGAGGTACTTTCACGTACCTTGCCCTGAATGTGGTGATGAACAACGCCTGATATGGAAAAACGTTAAATTCGAGTGGAAGGTAATAGACGGTGGCCGCCGTTCTATCCCTGATGCCGATACTGCCTATCTTGAATGCCCGCACTGTAAACACCAGTACACAGAAGCCGAACGTGTAAGAGCAGTATCACAAGGACGTTGGATCGCTACACATCCAGAAATTAAGGATGTGAGGGGCTACCACATCTCACGTTTGTACTCTCCGGTTTCGTCGATCCGCAAGCTGGTACAGGACTTTGCCGAAGCGTTTAAGAACTTTGACCATATGCGATTTGTGAACAACGCATTAGGTGAACCATACATTGACAAAGAAAACGTAGAACATGATTTAACCCTACTGGAACAGCTACGTGATTTTGATATTGATATACAGAACATACCTAATGATTGTGTTGGTTTAGCATATGCAATTGACCAACAATTAGACCGCCTTGAATGTACTTTAGTTGGAATTTCTGAAAAGAATTATTATGTACTTGATCATCGTAGCTTCTATGCAGTCGATTGTAATAAATATGATTCGCCAGCATATGCAGAATTACAAAGTTTTATAAATAATACAAAGCTAAAAACGAAAAATGGAACACCTCTACGAGTACTTCAGGTTTGGGTAGATAGTTCTAATGGTGCTGCAACCAATACCATCTACCGATTCTGTAATAAAACAGGTAACGAGATATACAAACCTATCAAGGGTGATGGACGTACAACTATTCCTCTATACAAAGAAAGTACATCGGGTGGTTATAAGTTCATGCTACTTAACGTTAACGAAGGGAAGAACCGTATCAGGAAGCTACTTAACGCAGCTATGAACGATGAAGCACATGAAGGTAAAAGAATCCATTTTAGCCATTCATTACCGGATGATGCATTCCTTCAGTACACCAGTGAAAAGCGAGTAATGAAAGGTGGTCAACTTGTTTGGGTGAAACGTACTGGTTCAAAAGATGATCGTAACGAAATGCTTGATACGCTCAACTATTGCCTAATTAGCTTTGAATATATGTTAAATAAATTGGGTGTTGATGCCTATAAAAAACTAAGGAACTACAACGCCAATATAGCTAAAACTAAATACAATGAAGAAATACAAACTAATGAAACACCTATAGAACATGTTCCAGTACGTAAACAACGTAAAAGGCGTATGGGGGGAAGAAATTGGTTTAATGAATAAGGAATAAACATGGCAACACGCAGCGTTGATTTCACCTCAGATATTATCAAAGGTGAAAGCATTGTGTTTAGTTTTGCCGCAGATTCTAAAGTAGATATAGTAGATGTGGATGGGATCAAAATGTCATATACCTATCCATATTCTGTAATTGATACTTCAACCTGGAAATCAGGTGCATATACGGCAATTATCAATGATAAAACATTTGCTGTACGTACTTTTCAGATAGTAGATCCAACTGCGACAGCAAATAAATACAATCAATACCTATCTATCATTGATGAAATAAATATTGTTATAGAGTCTAAAGTACAGGGCGGTGGTGTAATCACTCAGAGCATCAACAATAAAAGCCTAACTACAGAATCTATGGACGCATTACTAAAACTCCGCACTCACTATACAAAACTTGCTAACCAAGAATTAGCACGTATGAGGGGGCTTTCTTCTGGTAATCCGATTAAATCAATAACAACTTTTAACAGGGGTAACTAATGTTCTGGAAAAAGAAAAAAATTGTTGAGCCTGAACAAGTACCTAAACCACATTTTGAACGTAAACAACTTACAGATAATGCATTAAAACGTGAACTAAAAGAGATTCGTACTAACTCACAATCACCAATCATCAGTTTTGGGTTTTCAGCAGGTAATTCAGCAGGAAATATTAATAGTATCATTAATATGACATTACCTACCTTAGTCGCTAAGTCACGTGAACTAAGTTTAAATAATGGAATTGCTAAAAAGTACTTTCAGGTTAACAGTGATGGCGTAACGGGTGCATCAGGTCTCTATATCCGTCCTGATGTTAATCTTCATGATGATAATGAAGAAAACTTAGTTATTAACGAAGAACTTGAGCAGCTATTCTACAAATACGCAGATAATCCAGAAGCATTTAGTATGAATGGTAAGATGGATTTAGCGGCTTTTCAGCGTTTAGTGGAACGTACTCGTAGTATTGATGGTGAAGCGTTCATTATTTGTCATGAAGTGAACGGTACTGTGAAGTTTGAACTTATCGACACTATGCGAATACCGACTACTGGAAACCGAATTTTTGATGATGGTTCATATGTTTCTAATGGTATTCATTTTGATCGATATGGGAAAGTAATTGAGTACTATGTAACTCGTTTGAATCCTTCTACATATACGTATCAAACAGGTGATTATGAAGTAATTCCAGCATCAAACATGCTTCATCTAATGATTCAGGACTACCCAAATCAAGAGCGTGGCATACCGGATATCATTGCAGGTACTACTTTATTAAAAGATCTTGAAGCCTTTATTAAAGCAGCAATCATATCTAAGAAACTATCAGCCTCTGCAATGGCTTTCATTACTAACTCAGCAGGTAGTGATGAAGATATTGATTTTATGAAAGGGTACGAACCTGATTACTACGAAAATGACAGCTTACAAAGCGGTGCTTTAGTAGAACTTCAACCAGGACAAAACGTAACGAGTGTTAACCCAAACGGTGCTACTGATGGTATCACAGAGTTTGTAGATACTCAGATGCAACAAATAGCTATGTCTCTTGGTATCACAGAGCAATCACTAAGCGGTTCTACCGCAAATGCTTCATTCTCAGCAGCAAAACTAACAGACCGCCTACAACGTCAGACTTTCAAGACACGTACTAATGCATTAACCACGTTTGTATTAAAACCAATATACGCACGCTGGCTTAAAGCAGAAATGTTACGTAATCAGAGTTTAAATCTGAAATTTAGTGATTTCGATAAATTAGTAAATGCTAAATATATTAGTGAATTTGTGGAATCCCTTGATCCTCTCAAAGACGTACAAACCCAAGTACTAATGATTGATAACAAGATCAAGAGTCGTTCTATGGTTGTTTCTGAATTTGGTTATGACCCATATCAAGTACAGAAGGAAATTGAATTAGAGGAAGCTAAAACAATTAATAATAAACAGGAAGTTATTCAGGATGAAGAAACAACTAACGAGGGAACTAAACCTACAGAAAATTAATAACGCTATAGATGTAGAAAACCGAACCATTGAGATCGCTTTTGCAAGTGAAACACCTGTTAAACGTGATTTTGGTGAAGGTATTGGTGTACTAAACGAAATCCTTAAATGTACGCCAGATTCCGTTGACCTAACACGTATGCTAAATGGTGCTCCATTACTAATTGAACATGACTTTACCCGTCATGTTGGAATTGTATTAGATGCGAGAGTAGACAGCGATAATGTATGTCGTGCGACTGTAAAACTATCTTCAATTCAAGAAGCAGAAACTATTTTTACAATGATTCAAGAAGGTATCCGTACCAAAATTTCCGTTGGATACAATATTGAATCTTATCATATCGAAGGTGAAAACCTAATTGTAGATCTTTGGTCGCCATATGAAGTAAGTAGCGTATCTGTTCCCGCAGATGATTATGTTGGTGTTTCACGTTCACTAAATACAAATGAAATTCAACTTAGTGAAGGTGAACAAATGGATATTGAAAACCAACAAGAAGAACTACGTACCGATGATGTAGTTGAACAAATCGAAGAAGAAGTAAAAGAAAGTACTGAATCTGATGAACATGTTGAAGTACAGGAAAGTTCAGAAGCAGTAGAAGAAACTAAAACAGTAGAAGTACAGGACAGTACTGAAATTGTTGAAGTAGAAGCACAGGAACGTGCAGCACTAAATAAAGGTGAATCTGACGAAATTAGAATTCGTGAGTTAACCGCTATTGCAGAACTTTTCAAGGTAGATGGTTCTGAAGCAATTAAATCAGGTGTGACAGTTGAACAGTTTAAACAGGAAGTTCAAACCAGATCCCTAAATAAAGAAACAAATCTAATTAACAAGGATGTTAATAATATGAATAAAAATGTAATTGGTGAACTAATCCGTAGTATCAACGATGATAACTTTGATTCTGTAAAAGCTGAACTCGAAAAAGGCCAACGCGGTTTCAAAATGGATTTTTCCCGTGCTCTTGCTACCGATACTCAGACAGCAGCAGGAACAGTAAAAACCGTATATGCGGATTCTTATCTAACCGCTCTATTGGCTCAGTCCATTCTTGGAAGCCTAAATCCAACTATCTATTCTGGTCTTGCTTACCGTGGCGTTCTTAGTATTCCTCGCCTTACTGGTCTAACTCCAGCGGCACCAGGTAACTTCAAATTCTATGAAGAAGGTGATGCAGTTGAAGATACAATCGCGAATTTTGATTCTATCAAGCTATCACCAAAGATGTTTGCTGGTGCAGTACCTGTAACTAAGCAGCTCATGCTAAGTTCTGATACCGCAGCAACCTTTGTTCAGGATGCTCTAATCCGCTATGCGGCTAATGGCCTCGAATCCAAGATCTTTGATTCACTACAGTCAACGATTCCAGTAGTTACGACCGCAGCGATCGGTAAAATGACTGAAGCTGATGTACAGAAAGCTATTGAAGCTCTTGGTACTGCTAACGTTGACGTTCGTTCTTGCGTAGCGGTAATGCATCCAAGTACTTTAGCTAAGCTACGTCAAACCGCCGTATTAAATAACACCTCAGCCGTGACTATGGTTGAAGGTCATCGTTTCGATATGTGGCTAAACGATGAAGTTCGTGTTGTTGAAAGTACTTTTGTAGATGTCGATTCTGTGATCATCGGTGACTTCCGTAATCTAATTATTGCGAACTGGTCAGAAGGTCAGGAAATTGACGTAGATACAACTACTCACCGTGCAGCACAAATTACTGTTTTCCGCAGCTTCCAGTACTTAGCAACAGCTATTGCTCATGAAGAAGGTTTTGTAAACCTAAAAATCAAATCCGCTTAATGGTGAAATAAAATGAGAGCATTTTTTAGTAACTCACAATCAGAGTCACTACTTAATGCTTTTGGTGAAAAGCTCGTCATTGTTCAAGATGGTGTATCAATAACGATTACCGCTATTTTCGAACAAGACGAGCTTTTTTTCGATGATAGTCAAACTACCGTGACATATTTTAGTGCTAAGTCAGGTATCAAACTAAATAGCACCTTCAAGATCGATAATATCGAATACGTAGTAAATAGGATAGATGATGATACAAGCGGTATCACTAATTATCACTATATTCGCAAAGTCGATTTAGAAGAGGAAATATAATATGTTTACGGCAGACTATAAAATCAGAAAGTACTTAATTAATAAACTCTCTCCAGTTACTAATTTACACTTTCCATCAAAAGCATCAGTAGATGATATTACTGTAGTTTATATTGGTGATTCTTCTGTACAACGTACTCAAGTATCTAAAGCAAACACAGTCATTAATAATCAAATTGTGCCATCAACTATTAGAAATTTATGTGAATTTCGTGTTGAGTTTGTGTCTGTCGGACAATCATATAAAGAAGCATCCGATGAAATTGAAAAAATACTTGAAGCAATTAATACGCCTGGTTTCTTTAATGAATTAAACCAGCAACTTCCAATGTCATTATTCAATGTACGTATTGAAGATAGCCTAATGACTACTCAAGCCGAAGCAACGGAAACCGCTTATGTACACACGCAAACTCTATCTTTTAGCTATGGGGAATAATTATGGCTCAAACATTTTTAGGGAATTTAACTACGGTATGGATTAACACCGATACAACTAATGTTGATCCAAATGCCCGTACTTTTGTTCAAGTAGAAAACCTTTCGGCATTTCCAAGTTTTAGTGAATCAACAACTATTTCAACTGTAGAAACATATGATAGTACTTTCACCTCTAAAGTAGCGGGTGATAGTTCATATGGTGATATGACTATTGAAGTTAACTATGTTCCAGGTGAAAACACCGTACTTGATTCTGTTGTTGATTCTCAGCAATTAGTACAGGTTAAGGTTGAAATGCTTGATGAAGGTACTAACGATACATCGGTGAACTATGTGATGTACAACGGGTACTTATCCAGTGTATCAGATACGTCAGATATGGATCAGGTTGTTACCCGCTCATACGTTTTCTCACCAGAAACACAACTATCAGCAGGTATTCTTGATGAGTCCGTAGTACCGCTTAACCGTGGTGATTGGGGGGTAGGATCGAACGGTAACGAGTTTCCAAGCTATCAAGGCCGTGACGGTAACTCATTCGTTAAGATCGCAGCAGCCAACGCACCAACAGGTGTTGATATGTTGGGTATCACTAACCTTGATGGTTCTAACGGTACTCAATTGGTAATGAGCAAAACCGGTACGCCAGTACTCAACTTTCGTAACTTCTCAACAGCAAGTAACGGGGCATGGTACAAGGTCTACACCAGTGCTGATAAACCAACGCTAACAGAACTTGGTGCGGCAGCCGCTACCGATCTCAGTAACTACGTACCAATCACACGTACTGTCAATGGTAAAGCACTTACAGCCAACATTACTTTGGTAGCAGCAGATATTAGTGATGTTTACTCTAAGACCTACATTGATTCAAACGTAGTACCGAAAGTGTTTCAATTAAACGGACACGCATTATCAGGAACGGCGTTGAACTTAGTAGCGGCAGATATACTTGATGTGTATTCACAGACACAGGTTAATAATACCTTTGTAGCTAAAACTGTTACTGTTAACGGTTTGCCTTTGAGTAGCAATATCAAACTAACGGCAGCACAACTTACTGATATGGCATCATTAGCATATAGTAATAGTACTTATGTGCCCAAGACGTTCTTAATCAATAACAAGCCATTATCTGGTACTAACATTCAACTGGTAGCAGCAGATATTAGTGATGTATATTCCCGTACTGAAAGCAACGGATTGTTCGCGTTACGTATCACTACAATTAACGGTTATGCTTTAAACAGTAACGTAACCTTGAACTATAACGATGTTGGAACATATTCAAAAGCACAGATTGATGCCAAAGATGCCGCACTTCAAGCGAACATTGATACCAAAGTAACTATCACTCAAGACCTTCTGACAATAAATAACGTTGAAGATACATTAGAACTTGATATGTCTGATGGTAAACGTGTTTTCAAAGCAACTCTAACAGCACCAGTAACACAACTCAGTGTTATAAATGCGAGTGGAAGTAACTTAAACAGTCAAACTATCACGATGTTATTAACACAAGGAACAGGGGCAAATAAAATTTCATGGCCTTCTAATGTTAAATGGTCTTATGGGCGTGAACCAGTATTAACCTTTACGAAAGATTCAATTGATGTAATTCAATTCTTGTCAATAGATGGAGGAAGTACCTGGTACGGCTCCTTACTAATGGCGGATCTACAAGAATGATAAGAAAACAAAATATCAGCAATGCCCAACAGATGATTGAAGGGCATTGGAAATTTTTAGAACGTAATACGGGTTTAGTTAATGATAATAAAATAGATCACTATGTACTAAATCCACAAAACGTTATATGTAACAACAGGCACTTTATAGCGGAAACGGGATGGGAAGCACAACCGGACGGTGACGCAACCACAGAAGGACAATCCTTAGCAATTCTTGGTGCTATCTATGCGTATCAAGCAACCAAAGAACCGTACTACCTACAACGTGCTAAAGACTTTTTCAACGCCTATCACTTGGCGTTCTTCCGTGGTGTAGCGTTTCCCGATCCACCTAACGGTTCATTGCGTTGCAACTGGATCTGTAATGGTAAGGCTCCAGTACTGGCACATTACCCATTAGATCCAGAGTATCCAACTCACGGCGGGTTCAAGGGCGTATTGTTCACATGGACGAACGGACAAACACAGATACCTCATGGTTCACCTCACTACGGTGAATACCTCGATGCTGTCTGGTTCGCTTTTCCTGAACGTGCTTCTTTAGGCTGGAATCAGGTTAACGCTACAGTATATGCATGGGATTCAGAAGGATCGGTAGACTGGAAGACTAAAGAACCTACCTTTCCTGTTAGCTGGATAGTCGATAGAACCGGGCGAAAGGTTGACAGTAACGGTGATGTATTGGCAGAAGGACTAACAAGCCAGATTGGTACAGTCCAGCTCAAGGACACGTCTATAAACGGTAATTACCGATTCAACTACGCCACAAAGAACCCTGTATCAGAGGGTGGTTATCTCATGGGGCGTAATGAACGTTGGCACAACAGGCCAGTAAACGTACCCATTGATAACTACGGTTCACTTGATTTCGCTGATAACGCATCAGATGCTGAATTGTGGTTCTGTCAGGCGGCAAAGCTACTATGGGATATCACAGGCGAGCGTATCTATTACTTAGCATGGCAGAACTCACTACTTACATGTATTGGATATTCTGATATTGATAAATTTGATATGTTCTTTCGTAAAAGTACTCTTGCTATAACGCCTTTTACGGATGGTATTTCATATGATTATTTCTATCCGAGTAATCAAGTAGCATCATATTCACGTGATTCAGATGGCTATATTGTTATAAATCAAAGTGCCTCAGCACAAACAACACTTGAACAACAATCTATATGGTTCAAATTTAATAATAGTTCAACTTTCCATGTTGAATATAGTGGTGTTGATATTACTGGTAAACCATTAAGCCTTGCTGTAGCAATGACAGTGAATAAAACTAAAACAGAAGAAGGTGCTATAAGATACCGTTGCGGTTTACCCATTACCAATACTGACAACAGTATTATATCTATGGATATACCGATGAATCATTTTACACGTATTGCTAAACCAGACGGTGGACAGTACTTAACAGCAGATATGCGTATGATTTCCGATTATGGGGATAATACAGTAACTACCTTACAATATGTATCTGGTATCGCTGGAACGTACTATGACAATGTGATTTCAACTACTATGGATTCTGACGGTAGTTCTACAGTTGGTTTCTGGATCTTTGATGATGAAACACAGGACTTAAACACATTCACATATAGAACATATGCTGATGATTTTAACATTCGAATTATTGATGATCTTGGTTGGCGTTGGTGGGCTATGCTACCAGCAAGCAACGGGGCATGGGTAACACAAACGTTTAATGTACTGGATTTTAAATTGAGTTCTTATCAACCGGATCATGGGGAAGGGGATGAACAGCCAGGACAACCAACACTAACAGGACGTACAGAGTTTACACTATTACTTGATACCGATCCGGTTGATGGTGTCTCAGGTCGTATCGACTGGTATTGTGTTAACGATTTGCCAGCACTTTATAACGATGGTGGTACAGGTGATTATTCAGTATTAGTAAGTTTAACATTCAATGATAGTACTGGTAATGGATATACAGCACGTTTAGGTGATTGTGTAATTCGTAATTACATGCTTGATAGCCTTTCATATACACCAGGACTAATACCATTCAGTAACATCACAGATCCATATGCTCAATTGTATTCTGGTTGGCGTGGATTACCATACCCTGGGTATCAATTGCCCGCGATTTGGTGCTTTAAGGGTACGACAATTGATCAAACCAGACTAAATAATAGTATTAAGTTCTTATGTGATGCTCAGGACTGGTTTACTAATAAATTCCATCCTACTTTACCTGGCCCGTGTGCTCAGGCTTATGTATGGAACCGTCAGGACGCCTTAGCTTATGCCCCTGATGGTAAACCGGATCAGTTCATTATGCAGCACTGGTATGAAGAAGCATGGTCAGGTTATGAGCCTCGTGCGTTCTTTGCAGGTTGTGATGTAGTACATGAACTCTATCAACGTGGTGATTACACAATCCCACAGAACATTATTACGTACTGTAAGAACTGGATGAATTACTTAAAGTGGTTCATGAAAAATAATAATGGTCATGCTCCAACACGATTTAAAGATACAGGTGAAGTTATCTACGATGGCTTTACAGGTCATATGTCTGGTTTGTGGCTTGCTGGTGCTTCAATGATGGCAATAGCTGGTTATCCAGATCACGAATTACTTGATTTACTATTCGCGGAAATTCAACAAAACTATAACGTAGTTTCAGCTAATCACGTTATGAATGGTGGCTGGTCATCAGCTATCAGAAGTGGAACACCTACAACACCTCAGAACAACTCAATGTTCTTTGGTTTCTATACAGGTGAACTACTAAGAGGTTTAGCACTTTACATGAAGTACTACAACCAACATATATAAATAAACAGAAGGGGTATCAAGGACTGATACCCCAAATATATAAAGGAATATTAAATATGGCTTTTAATTCTATTTTTGTAGGCAATAATGTAAAAGTTGAAATCGCTAATGCTCCCGCGGGTGGCGGTCAGGCAACTACTTTTACTGTTGTAGAAGAGGTGGGTGCTTTTCCATCAGCGGCAGGTGCTGAGTCTAACGTAGTTAGTGTAAACACTTTCGGTCAACAATACGCTAAGAAATTACTTGGTTCTCGTTCAGTACCGGATCTAACTCTAACTGTTAACTGGAAACCAGGTGCGACAGGTCAAGAAATGCTTGCGGCAGCCGCAGCAGCACAAACACTAATTCAGGTTAAAGTAACCTATTTCCAGAATATTGATGATCAAGATGGTGCGGCTTATTACAGCATTGTAAACGGTTATGTAAGTTCTGATGTAGTTAACGGTGATTTTGATGGTGTGGTAACTCGTGATTTCGTAGTTTCTGTTACTGGTGCTCCAATTGCGGTTGGTGAAGTTACTGGTTCTTAATATTGTTAAGTACAAATACTACAAACCAACTAAAAGGATAAAACAAAATGGATTTTTCTAATCTAATGAATACTATTGGTGTGAAACTAACACAAGTAGAACTAACACCAGAATGTACAGTGTATATCAAACTACCTTCCATTACCCAACATACAGAATGTGCCGATCCATATAAGGCAATTTTCTATTGTGTAGTTGATGAGGACGGTAAACAGATTTTTGATTCACCTGAACAAGTTGAAGCAAAAGTAGATCTTACTGTACAACTAAAATTGAATGCTGAAATTGGTAACGTTTTCGCTAAATCCTTTAATGTTGAGGATGTAGAGGGAAAGTAAGACGCGATCCGATTCTCAAACTATCACTATCTTTATTGTATAAACACGGGTGTAGTGTGGATGAACTCTGCACTATGCCCGTTTTGCTTTTCTACTACCTCTTGGTTTTTAAAGAAATCGTTGATCCTGAATCCTCACAGATAGAGCAAATCAGGCATACCGAACTACTACAGGCAATTTGGTTAAGTACTGGCAACATTAAGAAAGAAGATATACCTAAATTTAATATCTATGAACTCGACTCACTGAATATTATTTCAAATAAAACCTTAGCTGAACAACATGCAGAGAGGGAGAAGAAGATCGCAGAACAACAAAAAGTAAACATGCTTAATTGGATGGGAGTAAAGCCTAATGGCAAATAACAATAGACAATCAATGATCTTTGAAATCACTGGTGATGAATCAGGATTACAAAGATCACTAAAAAATGCAGCCAATGATATAGGTAACTTTGGTGATCAGGCGGGTGGAGTATTTGGTGGTATCAATACTGGCCTATCTACTACCTCTAAAGCTATGTCTGGTTTCGCTGGTGCGGTAGGGGTCGCAGGTATCGCTATTGCTGCAACTATGGCAAAAGTACAGGAACAATCAGAAAAGGCGTTTGAAGTCTTTCAGGCAGCTTCACTATCACAGTCGGGGATATTACAGATTCAACAAGCCACTAATATGTTCGCCGCCGTTGGTCTTACTATGGATAACGTCGCGGACCAAATTAAGGACAGTAAGGATAAGTTGGGCGATGCCATAACTAATAATGCTGGTTCTATGTTAACTGACGTAATTCAACCATTGAAGTTGAATATGTTCGAGTTACAGAAAGCAGCAGAAAACGGTGAAGATATTATTGCTAAGATTTACTATCAGGCTAAACAAATGGGATTCAGTCAATCCCAGATAGTAAACATGATGGAAACAGTTGCAAACGACGCGTCAAAACGCATGACTATATACCGAGAGTTCAATAGTGAACAAGAGTACCAAAACAGTCTTGCTAATGAATCTATTCAACTAACCGCAGAACAATCACGACAATTTGAAGAATACAGGGCTGCAACTAATAACTTATCCAAAGCATGGGATGCCTGGAAGAACTCAACGCTTGCACCTATCGCACAGAACCTTGCTGAAATTCTCGACTTAATGACGAAAATTATTAATAGTAAACCAGTTAATGCAGCGGCAGCAGCAGTTAGTAAAGAAGGTATTCAGGCTACTCAACAATACCAACAACAGTTTCAACAGCAGATACTAAAAAATTCTTCAATTTATGGTACTCAGATAGTAGCAGACCAGCAAAAGCAACAAGAGGAAAATAATAAAACCTTTGCAAACTTATTAGCAAACCTTGATGCGGCACATAACCTACTTGATAAACAGAAAGAAGAATATAATAAAGGCTCAGATAGAAGTGTTATTGATACTGCTATAAAACCTTATCTTTCAGCAAAACAAAAAACGCAGGCACAGATTGATACCCTTGATGCAACTCATGCACAATTACGAGCGACTATTAAAGATTCTTTAGTACGTGCTTATAAGGGTGATCAAGCGGCAATGAATGCCGATCTCGCTAAACTTGATGAAGGGTATAAAGCTAACCGTGAGAAGTTAGTAAAAAGCCTAACAGCCGATGAAGATAAAGCACGTGAAGACAAAGCTAAGAAAGATGAAGCAGCAGCAAAAAAAGCACAAGCCGCACAAGACAAACTTAATGAACAAACTAAAAGAGCAAAGGCACTATTAGAACAAACCCTATCACAAATCGGTACTAATGAAGCTCAAATACGTATTACTCGTTTTAACTATGAACAAGACCAGATTGAAAAGCGTATACGTGAAGCAGGTAAATTAGCTGGAAGTACTGAATCTGAAATTACAGATATGTTATCCAAGCAATATGAAAGCCGTAAAACCAAGTACAAAGACATGGTTGATCAGATGCTTTCTGAAACTAACAGACTCAAACAGGCACAGAACATTGCAGCCATTGCTAACGATCCTAATGCCACAGCAGATGCTAAGGCACGAGCAGCGGCAGCGGGTAGTACCTGGATGAACGACACGGTTAGTCAGGGCTTAGGGTACAAGAACCCATTAAACTTCTCGCCAGATCCGGTACAGAACCAGAACATCAACACCGAAGAACAAGAGAACAAAGATGGGGCTAAGGCTCTATATGATGCCAAAGTACTTGGTTTCCAGGAGTACCAGGATCAGCTAACAGCGATTCAGGCCAATGCCGATATGAAACGTGGCCGATTAACCGCAGACGCACTAACCAGTACTTTAGGGATGTGGCAAACGGGAGCAGGTAACGTAGCGGATATCATGGCTGGTGTATTCGGTGAATCATCAGCAGCGGCTAAGGCAGCATTTGCCGTAAGTAAAGGTATTGCAATTGCTCAGGCAGTGATCAACATCCAGCAGGGTATATCCGAAGCTATCAAACTTGGTTGGCCTATGGGGATTGCAGCAGGTCTACAAGTAGCAGCCCAGGGTGCTTCCATTGTCCGTACTATCAAAGGTACAGCTATCCAGGGGCAAGCCCATGATGGTTGGGATTCACTACCAAGTACTGGTACATACAATCTTGAAAAAGGGGAACGTGTAGTAGGTAAATCACTAAATCAGGATTTAACAAAATACTTGAGTAATCAGGATGGTAGTAAATCAGGTGATATTAAGATTGATGCACCGTTAATTATTAATAGTAATGGTCAAATTTCTGATTCAGATTTCCAAAAAATGTGTGATAAACACGCTGATACTATCGTTCAGGCAACACGTAAATCTCAGAAGAATAACGTATAAATATCATATAGCCCACATGGGTTGTGGGCTAACTATTAAAGGAATAATAATATGTTAAATAACACACTTATTAGTGAGTTCATGTTGACGGATAATATACCGCAATACCAAAACCAAACATGGACAGGTGAAACTATTACACGTGTTGTTGGTTCGCAGTACTTTACCCTTAGTTTCAAAGTTACCTTGAACAAGATGAACCGTGCTGAACTCGCTAACTTCTATGCCCTATATGGTCAGGGTAAACCGTTCTCTATGCCTCTTGGATGGTGGAGTACATACAACGGTACTCAAACATCACAAGTACAGGCAACAGCAGCAAGGGCAGCGGGAGCAACATCTATTGCCGTTAATGCTAATACACTTGAAGTTGGTACGTTAGTTCAATTCAACGGACATAAGAAACTATACCGAATCATAGCCAACACTGGCAACGTGATTACTATCTTCCCTGGATTAATCAAAAACATCCAACTTGGGGAAGTAATGAAATATGACAATATTCAAGGTTCATTTATTCTTACACCACAGAACGCAGCATATCAGATGCCAAGTACTAACGTAATGGAAGTGACAATAAACGCAACCGAAAACATTCGAGGTTAATTTATGTCAATTCCAAGCAATGTACTAACTAATGCGGATCTTATCGCGTACTGGAATCTTACACGAGGCGATAACAAAACCGTACTAACAGAGAAAGAACTATATCAATGTGGGGTTATGGTAAAGCTAATAGATGTACTTCCACCTACTGGCAGTAACATATATCTAACTGATGCCATAGCAGACCAGAACTATAATGGAATTAACTATAAGTCTGTACCTGATTTCCTTGATTCATCATTTGCTAACTATGTAGAAAAGAACCAAATCAACAATAACGGTACTTCTTTTAAAGTAAGTAATGTAAGCCAAGATTATCTATCTATGGCGTTACGTGGAATGTGGAATGATGCCAAAGTTAATATCTGGATGGGTATTGTTAACCCAGCTACAGGGGGTATTCTATATGCCTATCGTATGTTTAGTGGTTATATTGATTACTTTAGTTCAGACTTTAACAACACAGCAGGTAACACCACAAATGAAACAACAGTTAATCTAAATTCATTGTGGAAGAAGTTAGACCAAACACAACGCCTGTTATCAAGTACATCAGTACACCAATCATTACATACCGGTGATAAGTTCTTTGATCTAATTGGCATACTAAATAGTTCAGAGCAATTCTGGAAGAGTAGTAAGAAATAATGAAAAACGGATTTATAACAGAGTACCTAAGTGGTTTAGTTGGTGAACCATTAGTGTACGGTACGAATGATTGTCATATCATGGTGCTAACAGTCATTGATATGATCACAGGTAGTAATTACCGTGATGAAATTTATCAGAAATACACAACACCAACAGCAGGTAGAAAATACGCAAAAGCAAACTGTAGTTATTCTACTCTACATCTATTGTGTAAAGAAAAAGGCCAATTAGTAACAGAACCACTTGATGGGGATATTGTTATTTCATCAGGTCACAGTACCGTTTATTGGCGTGGGAAAGTTGTAATTTTATCAGAAGATAAATCTAACTATATCGTTTCTCAATATATCCCAAATGAAAAAGACAAAATATACAGATTTAAAGGGGAATAACTATGGCAGTAACAGCAGTTGCCGTAGCTATTATCGCAGGGGCATCAGCGGCGGCAGCAGCATACGCAGCAGGTTTAGCTTTAGCAGCAGTAGTAGCTATAGGTATTGGTACAGCAGCACTATCTTACATTAGTTCATCACAGATGATGAACGTAGGCCAAATGGGGGTAACGTATCCGAGTACGGGTAGTAACAATGCCCGATCCACATCGCCAAGTACTGGTATACCGATTTCATACGGCGGTTCTAACCGCAACGCAACAGAGGTAGCCTATAACAAGTTAGGCTCTATCGTCGTATGGCAAAACGTCTATAAAGGTACTTCAAACCAGTTATGTACGGTACATGCGATCAGTATCGGTGAAATCGGGCAAGTACCAGGGGAACAGTCACAAGGGGTAATCAAGCAGATCTATTTTGATAATGCTCCGGTACTCATGGATGGTGCGTACATCACCATAGAAGGGATCGTACCTACCTCAATGATGATTGAGAAGTACCGCAAATACTTACAGATTGAGGTACGTTTCGGTAAGCCGTCCTACGGTGGCTCTATGACGCTTGCCCGTCAATATGGCGGTAGTCAATGGACTGACAACATGCGTGGTGATGGTCTTGTACAGATCTGTACCGTAATCAAGAAAACCAACGATTCATTGATTGATGGGATTCTAACGAACCAGAACTATACGTTATCGGTAGAAATGCGTGGACGTATGATCTATGACTTAACTGATAATGTACGTAAACCAAGTTCAAACCCACCAAGCCAACTATATGACTTTATCACTAATACAGAATTTGGATTTGGGCTTGACCCTAATGATATTGACATTAACAGTTTCCGTAATATGGCAAACTATTGTGCTCAGAATCATTTCTATTCCAATGGTAATATTCAATATGATAAATCCTTTAAGGAAAACATTGAAAATATTCTACAAACATTTGGTGGTGTACTTTATGAATCAAACGGTAAGTACTATCTAACCGTTGATGCTCCAGATATTCCAAGTGTACATTTTGATGAAACAAATATTATTGGCAGTGTGAATATCACAACGGGTTCGAAGTCTGACTATTTTAATACAATGGACAGTACCTATACAAATCCAGGTAATGACTATTCGCAAGATATTATCCGTTATCCAAGTGATGCCATCGGTAACGCATCCATTGCTAAAGATGGTTATATTATCAAGAAGGATTTAAACTATCTTTGGGTACAGGATAAAAATCAGCTTGCTATTCTTAGTAACATTGAATTACTAAAATCTAAGTACATTACGAACACAATTACTTTCAATACTTATGTAACAGATATGAAAGTATATGATGTTTTTACAATTGATTTTAAAGAAGCAGGATTTAGTAATAACAAGTACAGATTTATTCAACGTACTGTACCAATGACCGTAGATAAAGCAGGCATTATCCAGATCACCGCGATTTCATATGATGATGGTATATATCAAGGAAAAGATCCGGGACAATTCCCCCAGGAAGGTTTGACCAATCTACCTAACCCAACATACGTAGAACCGCCAAGTAACCTACAGGCTCAACGTTTAGGGGCAACGGCATCAGGTAACACCGTTCTATTAACATGGGATCTTAGTCAGGATACAACTGTACGTGGTTATAAGATTCGTTATAAACGCAGTGATTCCAGTGTTTGGATCAGCATTGGTAACGTAGGGCAGTACTCTACGAGTTTTGAGATACTAAATCTTCTATATGGTGTTCAGTACGATTTTGCTATTGAGGCGTATAACACGTTAGGTTATTCATCGGAATTAGTAGCTATCTATAATCAAACACCACAAGTTATATTCGCATTACCGAAGATTACTAACCTTGATATGGTGAATGATGATGTGGGTTTAAACCAGACTTATGCTCAAGATTTTATTTTACGTTGGGATGATCAGGCTAACATAGCCGTAAATGGTAAAACATTTGCTGATTTCTTCAAACATTATGAAATTCGTGTGTATGACCGATACAGGAACTACATCACATCGTACTACACCACTACAAGCAACTGGACGTACTCATATTCAATGAATACCAGTGATGGCCTTAGCCGTTACCGTGTATTTGGGATCATCGCTCATGGTTGGGGTACTGGTATCTATAGTGAAGAAGTTCAGATTGAAGTTAGTAACCCACAACACCCACAGTTGTTAGGTATCAATTTGAAGAGTGGTTATGATTCCGTGTTCATCGACTGGACAGAATCAAACGTACCTGATTATGCGGGAATCGTTCTACAAATCGCACTTGATGAGGGGTTTAGCTCAGGGTCGAAGTACTTTAGCAGTGCTAACCGCTATTCAGCATCGTTTGGTATTGAAGATGGTTCATGGTTCGCACGTGTAGCAGCCTATGACGTGTTCGGACAGGATGAATTGGTATGGTCGCCTACTATCGGTTTTAACCAGAACACGAAAGTTCCATACAGCAAATTGAATGAAGATGTTATTGATGGCCTACTTAATAGTGATACGGCTACTGGCATTGTTGAGAAACAGATCGTAGATGAACTTGGTTCACGCTGGCAGCTACAGGTATCGAACAACGGTAACGTAACGGGCATTGCCTTAGCCGCAGACGAAAAAACATCAGTGTTTACAGTAATGGCAGATCGCTTTAGCGTGATCAGTACGGATAGTGCCAAACTATCAGACAGGGTTTATCCACTTGTTGTTCAAAATGGAAAAGTATTTCTTAATTCAGCGGTTATAGCTGATGCGAGTATTAATACAGCCCAAATTAACAACTTAGCAGTGACTACCGCCAAGATTCAAAACGCAGCAATTGATAATACTAAGATTGCCAATGCCGCTATTCGTAATGCACATATCATGAATGGTGAAATTGACTCAGCGAAGATAAGCCAGCAGATACAATCCAGTAATTGGGATGGTACGAATGGTTGGATGATTAACAAGAACGGTACAGCCAACTTTGGAAACGCTACTATTCGAGGTACGATTTTTGCGAACAGTGGGGTACTCAACAACGTTACTATCAATGAAAACTGTAACATTCTTGGTACTTTGAGTGCCGCACGTATCGTAGGGGATATTTGCCGTCCACAATCGACGGGTATCAACCCTGTACCGTTTATCTTTGGTTCACGTACTGTTTCAGGTGGTCAGGCCGCATTAGATCCAGTAGCTAACCAACACTATGTAGCGTTGCGTATTCGTGGTGAAGATTTCGCACGTTACTTCGATAGTGATTTATCAATTAGCTTGACCTCATATGAACGTCAATACTTCTATATTCGTATGGGTGGTGATGGAATTGGTTTAACTAACTTGTTCTATTATGATGCTGGTAACGGTGGTAGTTCTACATCTTTCAGATTGAATTCTATATATGTACCGCCTGTTGGTCGTGGAAATTGGAACTATATCTATGTGATGTGTACAACTTCACGTAGTGGCATTGCTTCACTTAATGTTCCTGCTAACTGGTCTTCATTCTTATATCGTGCTGGTGATCAACCTTTATATAATGCATAATAAATACTATTACCAAATATAATACATAGGAATATAAATGGACATCTTAACGATTGGTTCATTGATTGTTTCAGCTTTAGTATTGTGCTGGACTGTTTATAGGGATTTTACATCTGACTCAGACGAATTAGATGCACGTATTTCTACCGTTGAAACGAAAGTTGCTTTGATGGATCAGTCTCTAACTTCGCTTGGGCAGGAACAAGATCAAATGAAGAAGACATTAAAAAACTTAGAAGATAGTGTACATATGCTTGATATTAAAATTGAGCGTGTAATTACAATGCTTGAAACGCTAAAAAACAAAAGGGGCTAAATAGCCCCTTTTTTATTTGTTGGTGAGTTCTGCAATCATCTGATCTACTCGTGATTTAGTTTGTCTGTACCAGAGTGAATCCTTAGCCTGTACAATCGCTTCTTTATAGTTTTTATCACGTAAGGCTTGAATCATCTTTCTGAACTTTAAAGTACCTGATAGGCCAAGTTGAAAAACCATAATGGTCATGAAGTCCTGCCAGTCAGAAGGCAAATCTAATCCTAATGAGCGAACAGCAGACTTAGCAGTACTGATATCTTCTTCTAACATCCGTTCGGCTTGTTCTGGTGTAATACCGTTTGGATATGATTCACCAGCTTTTAGTAGTCTACCGTACCCAATAGTTGGATAACCAAGACTATCTTTATATGTCCAAAATTTACCATTCTTAAAATAACCAACTTTAGTTTGATAGGCAATTGATCCCTCATAGCTAATTAGCCTGTTTTTTAAATCCATTAAATAAATACCTTATAACAATTATCATAGGGTATTTATATGAAGCAATGGAATTACAATGATGATTGGAGTGAGGAAGAATTAACAAACGGTAGTTATGTAGGATTCGTGTACTTGTTCCAGTTTGAAGACAGTACCTTTTATATAGGTAGTAAACAGATGTATAAGAGAGTTAAGGACGTTAAGAAACTAAAAGCTAATTCAGTTGAAAATGGATGGCGTGAGTACAGTTCAAGTTCAAAGATAGTTAATCAAAAGATAGAAGATGGCTTAGATTATACTCGTACCATTTTGTGGGCTTTTCCATCAATGAAAGAAACACTATTTGTAGAAACAGCACTTATCATTAATCAGGGATTGAAAACGGGAAATATTAATCTTTCCGTTATGCATAAGGCACGTTTGCCAAGTGGAAAGGATGCTGTGCGTATATGTGGAATACTTCAATCATTATATGAACTACTAAATTAAGGATGATTTATGGCATGGCGTAGAGGCAATAGCCCAAATGATATGAGGCGTTTTATAAACAACAACAGCCCAGCGATAGGACAAGAGTTCAAAAAAGAACTAAGTAACCGTATGCGTATAGTTACCCAATATATGCAACGTAAAGTAGATAATGATGTAGCAGGTGGTGGTGTACCGTTTACTGGTAAGAGTATGTACTTTAATTTTAAAAAGATTAGTGACTACAAGACCGTAAACCAGATCATAGTATTACCTAACCAGACCTCATACTTGAAGTACATTCTTGATCCTGCTTACAGACACGTTAACGAAGGTAAAATTATTCCGTATAAGAATGCTAAGTTAACGAAGCAGGGGAACATTACACAGCTACGTTCAAGAACACAGAGTGATAAATACAAAAAGGTGAAGAGCAGGAACGGTAACACGTACTTAATCGACACTACCAAGAAATCCTCTAAACGTAATCCTAAACTGGCACGTGAAAAGAGGGTTATTGGTTACTATGGTTCCGTAGGTAGAAAACCATTGTTTGATTTCTACGATGAAACCGAGAAAAAAGTAATAGAACAATTAAGAACATTACGCGGTACGTTTGATTACCGTTGGAGGAATTAAGATGGATAACTTAGAAAATTTCCCATGTTATGATCATTCTGTACTAACAGATTTTTCTTTTCAGACAATCCAACCAGTAAGTGTAACCATACCATATGATAAAGCACTATCTGGTAGTAAGCTCATAAAAAAGAAAGTAGATAAAACTAAAGGTGATTTAGTCGTATATAGTTTTCATCATCATACAAAACCTAATGTAAGTGAGGGTGATGTACTAATGATAGAATTGCTAAAAGATAAAATAGACGTTCAGGTACTACTATCTTATAACCACATCTACAAAGGTCATCGCGTATTTTCTTGTGTTTGCCAAATACAATAAGGACTAATTATGATTGGTGTGATAGTAGAACTACTAACAAAAGGTGTGGACTTCTTTCTAAAACGTAAAACGATAGAACAGGAAGTGCAGAAAACAAATGCTGAAGGACAGATAGAAACCAACAAAGAAGAGATCGAAAAGGTTACTTTCCATTGGCGTAATGCTCTTGGATTCGTGATCACCCTAATCATCCTCTATAACTGGATCATCGTACCGGTACTTGACGCATTCGGTATCGTGGTTATTCAAGTACCGTTAGGTCAACTACTGCAAGTACTATTGATAATGGTAGGTGGAAGCTAAAAACCTTCTAAGCCTTTTTAGTGGGGGTGTTAGTTTTGATCTTATTAATATTGTTTTTCTTCAATACTACTTGCCATAGCTGAATCAGTACTGATAATCTTTATAAATTGGTTTAATATGGGGTTTTACTATGAGTAATAAACAAGTAGTCGATAAGTCAATTAAATTCGTTAGGTATCATGCAATATCTTTCTTATCTTTTGCTCTTGGTGTAATCGTCGTACTTTGCTTTGTTAAGAGTGATAAGTACTCTGACAGCATAAGTGCTTTAGCAAATGCTATTATGGCAATAGCGGCTATTATGGGCTTAGTGTTTGCTCGTAAATGGAAACGTGATGCTACTAAAGATAAAGTTATTGATAAATGTATTAAAATTCTATCAGTGTATTTGTTTGATGCTCGTAAGTATTTTGTTTCAACGATGAATATGAGTGTTTTTAAGTTTTGGTTTGAATCATTTACGAAGAAAGAAATCACGACTTACAAAGATGTTTCTCAAATGAAGAAAATGGCTTTGAACTACGTCGATTCTCTTAAAAAAGAAAGAGAGATATATACTGAGTTAACATCAGATTTAGAATATTTCAAATTGCTTTCATGGGATGTTAAGGAAGAACATAAGGATTTGGTAGATAAAATTAAAAAAAGCATGAATGATATTCTAAATAAGGAACTTGAGTTGATTACCTTTATTGATGTGATTTTTGGGATGTGGAATATGAGTGCTTATCGTGATGATGAAAATAAAGGTCATAAGGATCTCACATTTAATATTTCTAAAAATCCAATTATAGCTTCAGCGTTGCAATTAATACCTGAGATTGTAAGACTTAAAGAAGATATGGATAAATTAATAGAAGAACTATTAAATAAAGAATTAAATGTGTTTTCGTTTATAGAACAAATTGAAAACTAAAGTTTAAATGTTTCACTTATGGCAATTACTGTTGAACAAGATTGGTGGAAACTAAAATGAAAGCCGTTATATAACAATATAACGGCTTTTTTCTATTCAGACGGAGGGGCGTAAGAAAATGCAGTTACAAAGCGTTTATCTAAATCTTTATAAGAATTGGAACAGGCTTCTACTGTTTCTGAGAATTCATCTTTCCAATCTTTCCATTGTTTTAATCTAACAATGTGACTATTCAGATCTAAAGTTAATAGTTTTGACTCTATTTTTTCTCTTCCGGTTTCTATTTTTTTTAAAAAATCAATGTACTCATCTTCATTTTTGCAACTCATATCCCATGAGTTTAATGTCTTGAGAGCAACATAAATTTCCAAAATCTTAGTCTGTACTTTATTACAAAGAACCAATAATGCATCACTTTCCAATTTTAAGATATTGATTTGTTCATTCTTTAATTCTTCCCCATTCATATACCGAAAAGCAAACTTCTTATATTTTATCTGTAAATCAAAATAGCTTTGATTTAATGTGTGAATGTCAATGAGGATTGACTGTGCATGTTCAAATCCTTTATTTTTCACTCTATCTCTAATCCAGTGACGTACACTTAATGCAGCCGATATAGCGGCAATAGCCATAATGGTATCCATCAATGCTGATACGGTTGAACTATTAATTTCATGTAAAAATAGTACATCAGCATAAATTGGTATTAATGCTCCGCAAAATAAACACAACAGATGTGATAACCTGATTTTATCAAGATGCTCTTTTATTCTCAT